GCCCACATCGTTGCAATACGATTATGGTGAGGCACCCAACCACGTTGGATGCTGGACCTGCGCTACTAAAATTGTGACCCATAAAACCTGGCTACGCCAGGGAAAATCCGAGTCATCGAATTCTATTCGGCGCAGCCATTTTGGAATAAATTCCTCACTCCCGGCCACAGGGAGATACCTTGCTTCAGCATTAGCCATTCCTCCACAAAGGAACGGCCCACTTTAGCTCTTACCAGCTAGCCTAGGGTATTCAGGCTACTTTTAATTTACCGGGGTGTCAGTCCCCAGGGGCTTGCGAGGCCCAACTCTCCGAATTTAATCGGACGCAATCGGAGGTGCCAGTTCAAAGTACATTCTGGGCATTCCGGTCCACATGAAGACCTGAAAATCATCTCCTGCGGCAACATGCATGTCAAAATTTGTAGACAATGTGCCCTTCGTAAAGATTCGGAAATCAAAACACTCAATCTCAGGGGCGCTATCAGTATAATTCAAGCGCTTACCAGGAAAGAAACGATTCCGGCTGTAGAAAGGCATTTCAAACTCAGCAACTGGATTTATCAAACTTGTACGATATGACGAACCATTCATCCCTGGAAAGGGGTTCTGGTTATCAATCACATTTGTACGAACGATATTTCGCGATCTATTTGAGCGATTGTTAGGCGTTTCTGGTGCCACCACATTTAAGTAGTAAACTCCAGAACCATCATTACGCTCCTCAGGAGTCCGCTGGACATATATCTGCGAGTAATCCATCGTTCCACGGGGTAAGATCTTCCATCTAGTTGATCCTCTCCACCCTGCAAAACACTGTGTCACATAGTGCATTAATGTCGTGTTGCAAAAGTTATATGGCTGTCCTGAATTGTCATCAGTATATACTGCTCCTGGAACATATCCTCGGTAGTATGGGAACATCGCGAGACGTCCAGAAATTACTGTGTCAAAACTGTCCAATGGACCAACGGCATTCCAGAGATTATATCTCTTCAACAAAGGACGGAGAGACTCAATTGCCTCGCCGGTGAAAACCTTATTCACTAATTCATCATTATCCTGCGTCGATGGACCTAAACCACATGATTCCTCCTGTATTGGTTCATTGTCCTGTGCATCAGCACTGAACGCTGCTGGCGGAACTTCCGTTGGTGATTCCTCAGCTGGTGAAATTTCACCCGCCTGCGGATCAAGCCAAGGATTATCTTCATTCCGGACAGTTGGAGATGGGGGCATACCATATGTGAACGTACTGAACTCGTCCACTGGCACAAATACCTCAAAATCATCTTCCATCTTGACAAAAACGTTGATTTCAATATCATTGTTAATATCAGTATTCGGAACTGCCATTTCATTGACTACATATACGCCAAGTACACCATTTCCCTTATCACGGGAAGTATAAGCTGTCGTGCTATAACATTCGGTCTTCGAATCAGTACGAGGACTCTTTCGCTCTAGTAGAGTATATTCCTGACCATTTCCAATGGTCACAGAAAAGTCCGTCTTCTCAGTGATGTCAATAATATGCAAATAATTGGTGTTGTATTCATTCGACTTCATGTAGTTGGGATCATAAACTAACTTAATTCTCCCCTTATGGAAATTAGACTTCACGATCTGAAATCGGAATGTCATAGATCCTGTCCAGTATTCAAACGGAAGAGCTGCAACTGCACAAGCAGGAAAATGAAATGCCTTCTGCTTGCCAGTGCCCGACTCCTCCCAAACACACGGCTGGACCCTACAATTCCACAACAAAGTTTCTGGCGCGTCCTGTCTCTCCCACACAAATGTGGTTAAGTAGGACTCACGAGATGCTATGGACTTAATAGATAAGGGGTCCTCTGCTCCGGCCCCAGCGATTCGTGTATCAAGCGCCAACTCCTGCTGATTATCAACTGTCAGCTTATCACACCCATCAGGTGTAGTAGTTGTTGCCAATGACGAGATCGCATGAGGCTTAAAAGGCTCCGGGTCGACGGTAACTGTTGGACGCGAGTATCCGAAAATCTTCGCTATTGACGCTGTAGTATTGGCTGCCATTTCGGTTGCAGTAGCAAATGGGGTTAACCAAGGTACTACCTTTAAAGCACCTGCTACCTTAGCCACAGCTGTTGCCGGACCTGAGACCACACCAGAGGTGTTAGCTTCATGTGTTTCCTTGTTCGCACCCGTAGGCTTGGGCGCTGACATACCGGGCGTAGTCTTTGTCTTCTTCTTAGACTTACCCTGCGTAGTCTTTGTTGGATTCTTCTTCTTCGTCTCACCTGCCTGCGGGACGAGCGTGTTCGGTTCGGTTGATGTTAGAACAGACAATGACACGTTCTCGGCCCATGCAAAAACAGACACAGTGATGGGATCTACTGCTCCATTGGCATGCTTAAGGGCATTTAGCTCTCGAATATACAGAGTGCCCAATTCATTCCACAACGAAGCTGATATCTCAACATAATTCTTGTGATAGAAGAAAGGTAGATCCAGCTGACCTCCAGTCGATGAGGTCGGATCAAGGAAAATGTGCGGTAACTGTGAAGCACGGACTAAGTCCTGACGGACCAGTCCGGCTATTGGGGCTCCCTGATTGAAAGAAGCAAGAGGTTCATAAGCGGCTAGAAGTCGACCATAATGAAACTGTGTTCCATTGATCATTATCTTCACCTTCAAATTAGCTCTCAACAACTTGTAATTGGAGATTCTGTTAACCACACGAGGGTTGGTAAAGTACATATTCCACGGATTCAAATCCTCACTAAGAGTAGTGCTTGAACTCCACTGAAAAGAGCCTATCTTCAAGGGACGCGAGAAAAAGTCCCCTAAAGCGGCATCATCTGAATCCTGCAACGTTCTTGTGACATCTACATAGTCATCAAGCATATATTCATTGCCTGGATCAGCATCAGTGAATTCAACATTCTCATGAGTGGAATAAGGAGCTGGCTTCGCCAGCTGTACTTCGCCCGACTGTGGGATCAAGACATCCGTCTCGCTCATTCTAAGATCATATGAGCCTCGTTCAAAATTGTTTTCAAAAATATTATCAAAATTGTTAATCCGGTATTTATACACTTCGAACATGAATGGATTATTTCAGAGGTTCTGCAAAGCTTTGTTTGGATGACGAATCCGTCCCTCAATAGGGCCTTGGTCTAATTACAAGTGCAAAGCCTATACAAATATTATACAAAGTCATAAACATAAAATAGTATGGTATCCATATACACTTGGTGGATTTTGCTTTATACACTGCCGTGTTCCACTAACACGTCAGGGACCTTTAACCTCGCCGCGAGGGTGCTACAAAGATAGTTCAGCTGGGAATATATGCTTAGAACTCCCAAAATCTTCAATCGCCTCAAGCTTGCGTCCCTGCATGAAAACAGTTCGCAAATGTGACTTAGGCTGAAGAATATGTATCGCTGTTCCATACTTCTTGAGCTGTGCCATCGCCTTCCGACGGCCATTGAGAATCTTCGCTTCAACAAGAATATAAACCTTAGTTCCATCTTCATCCTGTGTCTCGAAAAATCCATCAATCTCACCAATTGTGGGGGATAACAAAGGCTTATTCAAACACACACAATGATACCCGTAATACTCCATCCGAGTCCGTAATTCATTCAACTGATTCTCTTCGGTCAGATAAGCGGGTCTCTGGGCATGTGGTGGTATAAAACCAGCCTGAGCATCCAACAAATGGTCGTTCCCAAACTTGGCTTCAAACTTTTCCTTTCGCTTGAGAGCCTGGCGGTATGTCTTGGTGTCCTCTCTTCCCTTGAGGGACATTGCCATCACCATATTGACGCAACTTGTATACTTGTCTAGTTCTGCATCAGTTGGTATCCCGCCACACTGACTGTCCAATAATGGTACTTCGTACTGGTCAGCGAAACGAATCAACATGGTTTCATAATCCTTGTCCAACATTGAGCACATATGGGAAATACCCTCTCTCGAGGCAATCTCATTCATCTGAGATCTTCTGTGCTCATACACTTCCTCTCCGTATGCAAACCATTCTCTCAATGCTCCGTCAATATTCATAGCAGCTACCTCCTCAGGTGTCACTGCAGTGGAATGTAAAACAGAGTGAAGAGACTTAAAGATGGATCCTTCGTCTAATGCACCAAAGTACATATTCACACGAGAGTTCCAAATATTTCGTCTCTTGAGAAAATCAGCATCCTTGTCATGCATGAATGCTGTTGGAGTAGAAGTCTTGTCTGGCATGGTAAACTTCATGTCATGCTCTGCCAAAAACTGGGCATATGATAAGTGGTTAAACTCATCAAAACCCTCGCGCACTGACGACTTTGCATCGTCTCCATACGTGATAAGAGCACATACATCTCTAAAAGTCATATTTCTCCGCTTCCTCTCCGCGACAATTTCATAAAATGCACAGCGAAAGAGTAATGAATTGACAATTGAATTGATGTAGACTGTTAGATTCTGTCCTGATGGATTCGATCCAACTAGTCCCAAAAGGTCACCATTGTAAGCCATAGTAGGGTTAGCAATATCTGCTGCAATTCCTTCCATAATCTTAAGATCATCTTCAGTATAATTCTTCGATGCTCTTGCGATATTTAATAGAATCTTAAAAGCAGCACGAATCAACTGCGCAGGCATTCTTAAATCATACTTAGAATAATCGCCTGCGAGGATCCTGTCTTCCCCATACTTGGTAACAAATTCCCTCAACTGATTCCACTCTGGTCCCTGCGCATTGATTCCTACAGCGCATTCAGACAAAAATGGGTTGAGTGACAAAACTCTAGCAATAGGCAAAAAGTACTTGCGCACAAGTAACTGCAATGCAATTGGAGCTGCCTGGAACACACGCACCTTCTCCTTTTCGAGAGGTGTTGGTTCGTCCTTCAAACATGCCTTGAAAATTGGATGGCATGCTACACCATCGAGATACTTTTCTTCCATTTCCTTAACGGTATTCCAAAACTGCTGATCGAGTTCACGAGGGCAGTTGAAATCCGGGTAATCTTCTGGATTCAAGTCAATGAGGTAATCCGACTTTGGGCCAGATAAAGGAAAACCAACAGAAGTATTGGACTTCATAGCGTCGATAAAACGAACACCATCCTTCCCACACACTGTTTCCATTTCAGTAAGTGGTCGTACAGATTCTCTAATATCTTCTCGATCCTTGAGTAACTGCACAATAGGTGCTTCATAATCAACAATAGCCTTCTCCAATAGCTCTACTTCTACGCCAATAGATGGCTTCGATGCATACTGGAGTGAAGCCTGCCATGGCTTCCATGAGTGAAACTGAGGACTTCCCCACTTATTTGGGACTCCGGTAACCTCGGTTACTGTGGCAGAAATAGGTGTCTTAGTAACCATAGAATAGTTCTTAGACAACTTTCCAGCACATGAACCATAATGTTCCACTGTGTTTCCTTCTGGTAGAAACCGTGTTGGTGACTTGTGACTAACTTCCTCTCCCTTATAATAGGAGACTCCATACTGTTCTGTCAAAACTTCCCCCTTTGCAGGAGAAGACAACGCTACGATCTTCTGCTTCAAAAGCTTTTCCGCTCTCTCTAACATTGAGATATCGATAGCTATTGCGCCACCAGCTGTTCCCTTGCCTCCCAAGTGGAATCCGATAATCTGGTAATTCACCGTGTCGGATATAATGGGAGCCATGCACATTCCGTTTCGGGTTCCTTCCGATACGGTATAGTTATATCCCTCAAAAGAAGCAGCAGCTGTGCGAACTGTGCCTCTACGTGCCATGATCTTACTTTCAGCATATTCACCCGCTTCATTGCGGGCTAACAAAACTGCTGGGGTGTCACGATGTATTTCTCGTGATATAAGATCAGAAATGTCAGGGAAAATCTGGACATTATCAAACTGCACCATATATAGATCAGGAGCAACCTCCACGGCTGCCTTCTCTCTGTGCAAGTAAGATTCGAACATGTTTCCATTAACATTCTTTCCCTTTCCATGTCTGAAGATCCGCCCAATGGCGCTTTCATCACTCCAAATATGTCCAGGGATGAGGATATAGTTTCCCTTCCAAGCAAAAGCGTTGGTATATCGAATGCGTTCATCTGTCTCCATTTCAAACCACACAAGGTTCTTCTTTACCTTATTACAGGCACCAAAAATAGTTCCAAGTGTGTTTGATAGCCATGTAGCCTTGGGTCTGGTAATGATTATTCCAGCCCATGGAGAGACTTCGGCATCACGCTGCTTAATATCCTCTGGCGTAGGATTGTCAAGATTGGCCTGACTGTGCAGAGTCCGAGTTGCCTTGTATGACTTTACCAGCATATAAATGACCCACATTAGGGATCCTGTAATGGCAATAGTCTTAACGTGGTTATCTCGAACATATCTAAAAATTTCAGGCATTGCTCCATTCATATCTCTCAACTGAGTAATAATTTCACGCTTTCGTAATACCACGGTACGTAAATAAGCCCAAGATGAGAAAAAGAACATCACGAAGCCGGCCTGAAAAGAGGCCAACGCTGTCAACATTGAGATGAACATGCCATAACGCCAACTTGCGTATGCTTCGAAAGTAGCGTTCCAAATTGCATTGCGATTCAAATAAAACAGGATACAATCAACCCAAGTATTGTCAAACATATTATCTGGTATGTAATTAGTCCAACGTAACCAGGGATGCAATAAGTTCCGTGCTTCATTGATCAATCGTCGCGCTGCATTACGCATATCTTCCAAAGAATGGGGATCCAACACCTCATCATCGTCCAATTCAAAAGCTCCATCCAGGAGCTTGTCAACAGCTGGGTTCTTAGTAGAACACTTGCAAAGTGATCCAGGGTACTTGCACTCAGAGCAAAATTCAAGTCTCTTGTCGAGATTTGCTCCATACGTGACAATTTCCTTCTGATTTGCAAAATGTCTACGTGAATCTCTGATTGCCCATTCTACCAACTCTGGTAAGGTGATACTTTCGTTCACTGTCCGCAAATACGTCGGCTGACACATCAGATCGGGTACTTCATGCTTAAAAGTCCATAAATCTGGAATTGCGGGCAACTTTCCTCCATAATGATCTAGTGCCTTCTTGGAGTCGAGTCTTCCATCTGGTAATGCAAATTCAGGCTTCACAAAACCCTCTGCGTGCAATAGAAATCGCCTCACTGCGGCCTCAACTGATGAAGTATAGTTGGCAGCAACCTTATAGGCTACAGTATTTCCATTTGCACCAATACAGGCAGGTGTCTTAGGGATCTTACCCTTCAAATCTGCCTCCGGCATATTGGCATAAGCTGCAACGTTATTCACGTATTCAAACAACTTTTCAACAGGTGACTTCTGAGCAAACTTGGGTAACGTCTGTCCCCAATCATCAAAATGTACACCATTGATATAACCACGATATGTCGGTTCAAAACGGTCTGATTCATTCACCGTCAGAATACGTTCATCTGAGGCATCAAAACCGTTTGCCATCAAAATTGCTCTCATGAGAACTGAGCAAATTGTGGACTTTCCAATTCCAGGTCTCCCATGAACAAAAAAGCCGTAAGGAGCTTCACGCAACTTACCATCACAACGAATTGCAATAAAGTCAGCGCGGATACCTCTTAGCTTCATCATACGGGAATACATCACCTGCTTCTCAAATGATCCTTCAGCAGCATGATATAAATTTTCAGCCATTTCTAGTGTCTTGGTGAGCTTAAAATCAAAATCTGTCTCAGTGACATTCTTCTTGCTCTCCATGGTACCTGTCTTCATAAAAGGCGCCAAATCACAAATCTCGAAAAAGCGCTTTTCAAACTTCTGCGCTTCCTGATCCGAGAAAATAAACGGCTTCAATGACCCAGTCTTAAAGCACTTGTATCCACCTTCAACAAAATAGATAATTGTATCCAAACATGCATCAAACAAGTCAAATGCAGATAAGTGCTTCTTATATGTCGGAACTGAGAAAATACGGATTCCATTGACATCAAACTTCAAAGAAGCCAAATCACAAAGTCCTAGGGCGGCCGACATAGACAACAACTTGGATACCTTTGCAAATGCACCATTACTGGTGACTGCTGTCCAATTGTGTCTAGCCGACTTCAATGACTTTAGCCAATCTGGCAATTCAACATCTTCAGGATCTGTTCTCATTTCCTTTTCCTCCACATCTCCCGCCTGGGAGTCCATAATGTTAACCCCTAGCATCTCAGATAGATAGTCTGCGACACTCGTCAACATATTGGCAGAACATCTCTTTTCAAAATATAGATAGAGGATAGAAACTGCCTGCCTCTTCGTCGTACAATCATAAAGGGCTGTGAGAAAAGCAGCTGCAGCACCTGCCTCCTTGAGAATAGTGGAGGTAGTCAGTGCTGGGGGTGCTATGCCCATAAGTGACAAAGAAGTTGCGATACCCGCCTGGGCATCAAGGGTATTTTCATCGTGAAAATGGGGGGGGTGTTCGTGAGTATTTGGTGAGTCTGTAACAAAGTACTATACGACGTACAGAGGGGCTATTAACCCCACAACGCCGGGTTGTGCACTAGAATTTACATTCCTAAGTCTTCACTGTAATCCCTCTCTCGCAAGTCTTAAAGAGAGGGCAGCACGGTCCCATCCAGGATATCAGTCGTGCAACTGATATTATTCAACTGAATGTCGGCTATTAAATAACACGTACTACACCGCGAGTCTCACACCCAAAAATGGGTGATACTGCTCAATGTCGTACATCACATATTCTGGAGTCAACAGTTCCAGAATCCTTCCACCGCTATTACCGCGGCCCGAGGAAGTAAGTTCCTCGCGGATCTAAGTATGTGCTATTCTTTAGCTACCGCTGTCAGGCGTCGCCCTGACGCGTCCGTAGATGACGGAGTCAAATCTGCAACTATATTACTGATTAGTATTGTTAGCCATGCTTAGCATTTCCCTTGTTTCGTAAGGGCAAGTAACGTCTATTTTCGGTATTTTACCAGGGATAGATCCCTGTTAGGGTCAAATAGCTGACCCGATCACATAATATGTGACCACCGTCGATTACGGCATTAGATCTTGGTGATTTAGCTGTAGGGTTACTACATGCTCCGTTCACTTGAATCAGTAGGACGGTTTTGGCTCACATCTTATTTTTGGGGAGTGATCGAGCTCACACTCCACTGGGTCCTGAGGTAGTTTATGTCTCAGGGTACTTAGTTAAATAGAGTTCTTGTTAGACGGTTAAGATAATTTACAATATCAAATGATCTCTAATCTGTTATGAGAAAAATATATAAGGCGACAATTCGCCAATATACACAATTCTCATTAGAGAGCATCAAATAAGCGAATCGTCGAAATAATCCAACGAAGAGAAACGGGTATTATCCCGTAT